TGGCGGGATGACCGAAGCTGGAGAGCGCACGGTGAGACGCGCTTTCCCGGTTATCCAAGAACGTGCAGGAGACACCAGGTCTCTTCAGTCCAGGCGGTCATCTGTAGGCATCCTGGACGGCAGCGAAGACCTCGGTGCAGAAAAGCCCCTGGCAGGAAACAAGTCTCGCGTCTTCGACCTTGGCGTGGCGTTCGAGGCTCGTGCCGAACGTATGGGGTATCGCGTTGGCGACCCCAACAACCTGACCGAAGCCGAAGAGAAAGACATTGCCGCTGCTATGGCGATTGAACTTGCATACCAGCTTGCTCAGGACAGTGACGCAGTTGGCTGGTATGACGAGAAAACCAAGGCAGCTCTTGCTGTGCATGGCGAGAGGTTCCCAGAAATACTGACTGACTCTGACGCCGAAGTTGTGTTCAAGGCGATACTGGCGGTTACGTCCAACGGGCAGGACGTTGAATCCAACTCTGACCTGGCAACGCTCATCTATGGCATCTACCGAAATGAGGGCAGGATTCCGGTAGACCTCTGGAAGCGAGGAACAGACAAAGAAGGAAAGATCAAATACACCGGCGGGTACGGCGGAACCCGTGCCCATGCCATTGCCCTCAACCTGGAGCGTATACAGCTTGAGATCGACCAGCGTGGCATACGCGAGTTCGGTGAGTTCCTCTCCCAGGAATACACGGTGAAGGAGCTGAACGATCTGGGCTACGCAGTAGACGGTCTGGTAGATGACAGGGTGAAAGGGTCGATGGTGTTTGGCCCCAAGCTGGGAGCGTTCTATCAGAACCTGTATGGGGACTTCACCTACCTGACAGCCGATCTCTGGTTTTCGCGTACATACAACCGCTACCTGGGGCACATGATTGCCTCAACTGAAAAGAAAACCGAGAAGTCGCGTGTTGGATTCAGAAAGGCAATAGCAGACCTTCCGTCCAGATCCAAGCTGCTCCGAGGTCGGACGAAAAAAGACCTAAAGTCAGACAACGATTTGCTCGATGCCTTTGCTCTGGAGTTGGAAAAAGACCTCGACCGTGTGTCGTTCAAGTATGCGAAATTGCCTACTGCTAAACTGAAGGGCAACAAAGAACTTTTCACGAAGGCGAACTCGCTGGCGAAGAAGCTCAAGGGGTTGCTGCAAGAAGCTCCAAGAAACGGCAAAGAGCGCAACACAATGCGCCGCATCATGGCGGAAGCTCTTGCCGAACTAAAAACCGACACGAACATCGATCTTGCAGTTGCAGATGCCCAGGCAGTACTCTGGTATCACGAGAAGCAGATATACGTCCAGGAAGGAGCAGCAAATGCCAGAGGACAGGAATCCGACTACGAACAAGCCGCCCAGGCCACCACGTCCAAACTTGCCACACGATCTGGAGTTTTCGCCGGAAGAGCTTTCGAGAGAGGAGACTTTGGCGGAAGCCAACGCAGAGATGCTGCGACGGAGGGGGCAGGTCCAGGACAAGTAGACACATCGCTGCAATCGCGACGCGCAGAAACCAGGACTCCTGAGTTTCGACGGTTCTTTGGCAACTCCAAGTTTGTGGATGCCCAGGGCGAGCCAGTTCTTTTCTATCGGGGGGTGTCTGGTGACGTTGATGACGCAACACTCCCGACTACCCTCGCAACACTGTCGTTCGCGATCGACCCAGAATACGCAGGATCCTATTCCACTCGCCTGACGGGCAGGCTTGGTGGGCAAGCTCGCGTCGGGCAGTACTACATTCGCAGTGAGAACCCACTGGTTATAGCCGGAGGGCAAACCCTTGCCGAAGTGCTCGCCAATCCCAAGCAAATGGACGTGATGGAGCCTTTCGTCACTATGGAAGAAGTCGTCAGCATGGCTGGCGAAGAAGCTGGAATAAGCGTTGCCAACGAATATGGAATAGAAGCTGACGAGAACGCTGACGCCTCAAGCGCGAAGGAACATCTCAACGAGATAGCAGAGAAGCTCTACGGGCAGACGTGGGAAGACGCCACAACAATAGGGATCACCGACCCTGAGTCGCAAGGTCAAAGGCAACTCCAGGAGATACTGGCAAGAATCGGGGGGTCATACGAAGCCTTCTCTGAACACCTGTACCGAACAAACAGATCAGAAACTCTGGGGATGGACGTATATGTGACCCAGCTTGCAGACCGCCCCGACTTTGTTGAGGCACTACGGCGGCAGGGTTACGACTCGATCCTGTTGTATGACGATGGGAATCAAGCGTTTGAGGTGCGCCCATTCAGCAGAAACCAGGTCAAGTCAGCGATAGGCAACACAGGTGAGTTTGACCCGGCATCTTCAAACCCGTTGGAATCCAGGCGTGACGTGTACGGAAGCAGGCTGCAACAGGCTGTCGAGAACCTGGACAGGAGCAAGCCAAAGACTCCGGAGCAGCTCCGTGCCGCCCTGGGCCAGGCTGGTGTCCAGCGCGAAGAGATCTATTGGTCCGGCATGGACGACTGGCTGAAGAGCCAGGACCCCAAGAAGCCAATCGATGTAGACCGCACGCTTGCGTATCTAAGACCGACTGAGGTTGTCACACGCACTGAGACGCAGGTTCCCAGGAGAACTGCTGATGGTGATGATTTCGTACCGGTGAGAGAAACGGAACTCACTGACGTCGAAACGTCAGAAAGTCTTCCACGTCCTGGCGGCGTTCAGCCAACGTCTTCTGTGCGTAGGGTTCGCCCGGAAGAAAGACTTCGGTTCCAAGACTACCTTCCTGGTGGGCACGGACCTGTCACAAACATTTCGTTGGAATACGACACGGGTGAGGAGTTTCCCCAGCGACTTAGCACGACCAGCGCGAAGAAAACGGTTGAAGGCGAAGACGATGTGTCGCCAGGGCACCAATTGTTCGAGACACAGACAAACACTTTGGCGCACGTTCGTGCGACCACCCAGGGATACGAGCAGCAGTACGACACGCTGCACCTTGCAGAGGTACAGAGCGACTGGTCGAGTTCAATACGAACGAAAGTACTCAACAGAAAATACCAGGTGGAGCTCATTGCTGGCTTCTACGAAAACGAAGGCATTGACAGAGAAACCGAGAAGACAGCCGCACAAATCCTCACGATGATGGAACTGCACCGCATTCGTACGGAAAAAGAAATTGCCGACCGCCGGGATAGCATGCGGGAAGATGACGATGATGGGTTCAATGCGCTCGATGAAGCCAACTACAGGCTGGACGTCGCAGCTCACCAGATAAAAGTAAACATCAACCGAATCGTTGAACCTGTCGCAATGGATCTCTACAACAAGGCTTTGGTTGAGGCAGGCAGCAGTCCTGTCTCTGTGCCTCCTCTTCGGAGTTCGAATGAAGCATACGCACTCAAGTACGCAGATGCAGAGGCAACTGTTTCAATTACCAGGGAACAGCTAGAAGAAACCCTTGTGAGAGATGAGCCGATAGCAGTAGCACCTTTCGTCTACAGCATGAGAAAGGGTGTGCCTGTTCCAGAATGGCAGAAACTCGCTTTGAAGCGTGCTCTCGCGTTTGCTGTAGCAGAAGGCAACAGATACATCAGCCTGCCCAACACAACATTCGTCAACAGTGTGGACGGCATTTCAGTCGAGGGTCAATCGTATGACAGACTCCCAGGAATCCTCGAAACCATTCTGAAGAGATACAGCCGTGGGGAACTTGCGAAAACAATTGAGGAGCCAAATGCTATTGGGTTCGCCGATGACACTGATCCCCGAGATCTAGATAATCTTCAGGAGCAGAGGAACCGACGTATAGCAGAGATGGTCGAAGCGGAGATCTCTGCGAGACTGAGCGACACGGTAGCTATGGCGCAGTCTTATGAGTCACTGAAAGAATCCAGCCATGCAATCAGCACAACGCTGGCCCGCTATTTCCAAGCCGTGACACTCTATAGCGCACCAAACGAAAACAGGCTCCAGTACATCCTGGCCTCAAGAACGAACGAAGAGTTGGAAACCGCCGAGGGCATCCATGGGTTTGCGGAAACATCTGGAGAGCTAACACTTTCAGGCAACGCTGCAAGAGCCCATCTCGGTGACAAACGTGCGAACATTCTTCGCTCGAAGATCTACGCACAACTGACCGCCAAAGAGAGAGAGATCGACGGGCTGCCTGATGACTTCCCAGATCTGTACTACCGCGTCGAGATGGAAGAACGCGGCCAGTACATGTTCGACAAAGAAACGGCTGGTGTATTTCTAACGGACATCCATACAGTCAGAGACAGAGACGGAAACCTGGTAGCGGAAGCCTCTACAAGGGAAGAGGCCATGGCCGAGATGTTGTCTGTACAGTTGGACTCTGTCAAAAAGTACGAGGCGGAACGTGAAAGAAGCGATCTTCCTGTGCCAGAAGCTCTGACTGCTGATCCAGGTGGATACCCCGATCCCGACCTCATGCGGTATGTTGATTCGCTTTCACATCAGAGTGTCACGAAACTTCAGGACTTCCTAGTCATAGGCGAACGGTCTGATGTGACAGAAGAAACCATGGACGCTGTCGGTGATTTCCTCGAATCAGATCCCGACTTCCAGCAGAACGTCCGCGAAGGTTTGTTCGAGCTGTTTCATTCTGAACTGACTGACGAACAACTTGGCATACAGGAACAGAACACACAGGTCTACGAAGAAGGATCCGAGGTCACAATCTACGACATCGGATTGGCATCCGAGGATGGCTCCATTGCAAATCGCATCCAGGAAGAACTCGACACGGTTGGCATGCCATTGTTCTCCAGGCGTACCTACCGCCAGGACGCCGAGGCCGAGTTTATGCTGGGCCGAGAACGCCGACGCGGGGCTGGGCCGGAGCGGAGAACCTTCCGCGCAGGCTACGCCTACGGTGCAGAAGAAGAGCGCATGCTCCGCCAGGACGAAAGGCTTGCTGCACGCGAACGCCACATGCAGAAGATGAACGCTCTGCGTGATAAGCAACGCGCACGAGTCGCTCGCATCAAGGCCAAGTTCGACGATCGCTTGCAACTGGAGAAGGTCAAGCGTCTCATTGACAAGGACAAGAACCAGGAACGAGTCGCCAGGCTGAAGGCAAAGTACGGACGCAGGATCGACGCGATCAAGGCAGACCAGGACTACAAGTCTGCGCTCCGCAACCAGGCGACCATTGCAGTCAACGCACTTCCGAAGAAGTTGCGCGGTGGGTTCATTGGTGCAATCAAGAACGTGAAGACGGACCAGGCTTTGTCTCGTCTTGCCTACCGAGTTGATCGGCAGCTTGCCTACGCTTCGTACTCTGATACCGATGTTCTAGCGAAGCGTGCGACCAGGATGCTCAACAAGCGGAAGATGTCGAACGAAACTCGCAAAGCTGTCAACAGCAAACTGACGGCTGCCAGAGATCTGCTCCGCCCGACCGGCAAGAAGATTCGCCTCGGCAAGCCTTTCGCCCCTGGCGCACCACTTGCACAGGATCTGATCACCAAGGCATCTGAAGCCCAGGAACTGATCAACGGCGCAGTCGAAGCGTACATGACCGAGCGAGCAGACTTCCGAAGCCAGAAGGATGCACGAAGCGAGCGGTTGCTCGACGCAGCTACACAGATCGAAAACAACGTGCGCGGGAAGCGTCAAGCCAAGAGAACCCGGAAGGACGTTGCGGGAGCAAAGCGCAAGGAGTCCGGGCTGCGACGTTTGTTGAGATGGGGTTCTGACATCGACTCAATGTCTCGTGCAGTGGATGAGAGTGGTGTGCTCCACGAGTATGTCAGCGAACGCATGCGTGCTGCGGAGAGCGATTACTTCAGCACCAGGCGAGAAACCCTAGAAGAGCTTGATCGGGTAGCTAGGGAAGCCGGGTTCCAAGATGCAGACGACCTGCTTGCTGCTGCAAGCGACGACACCCTGGGGGCTGGCACCACCCAGACTGTTGAAGTGCAGATTGACGGAGAGCAGCTCAAGATTCGCCTGGGTGAGGCCATGAAGCTCGTCGCGCTTGACGACGAGACGCAGCAGATGATCGTGAACAAGTACGACGAAGAGGGCAATCGAACCAACGGGGTCGGTATCAAGTTCTCAGAAGCTGAAATGGGTCGCACCTACTACCCGGATGCTTCCGACATCGACACGATTGCGGAACAGCTCACCAGCCAGCAGTTGGAGGTGGTGCGTGCTCTAAAGCGTTTCCGTGAGTCCATGAGGGATGCAGCGTTCGACGTGTTTTTCCGTCTCAACGGTTACCAGCCGAGGTTCGTGCCTGGGTATGAGCCTCGATCCAGGCTTGCGACATCTCGCACGCAACTGGATCCAACACAAGCAGGAGTCCAGGGAGTTGCCCCGCAATTTGCAGACGCTGGTGGTTTTACCAAGGAACGTGTTGAATCAGGCGGATCCCCGGTGTTGATCGGTGACTTTGTCACAGACTTCCTCCGCAGCAGCGATGCACTTGCGCGAATGCAGCACATGGCGGAGCCAACTCGCGATGCCTGGTCACTTCTCATGGACGACCAGGTCGCACAATCAATTGCAGAAATACACGGTGAAGGTGCTGTCGAACGTCTGCGACAGATGGTCGTCAACGGATCTGGCATGAACCCTGCTGCCCTTGGGGGTGTGCTCGGAGAGATGCAGGGTGCGCTTGCCGGGGCGTACATCACGGCAAACCCAGGCACTTTCATTCGTGTGGCCCTGGGCGGAATCTCACGAATGATTGCGGACGCCGATGTACCAGTGCCCGCGCTCCTGAGAGCAACAACGAACTGGCTGTCAGGACCGTCGTTTGATGAGATTGCAAAGCGGAGTGGATACTTCTACTCCAGAAACAGAGAATCCGCGATTGATCGCAGAGCCAACACGCAGCAGGTCGGACTTGCAGACGAAAGACGACGCATGGCACGAAGGCATTTCGCTGCTGCGTTACGCGAGTCGCGTGGTCTGCGGTTGGCCGAAGCACGACGACAAATCGTTCTTGCGTTCGGGCAGCTTGGAATCCTTGACGCAATCGACCGGATGCTCGTGCGAATTGCTGTGCAGGCTCACATGAACGACGGGAAGAACCTGGACCAGGCGGTGTACGCAGCAGAGCAAACGATTCGACGGACTCAGAACACTACGTCTCCGCTCGACGATGCCTCGATCATGCTTGCAGGCACGGACGCGCAACGAGGCGTCTCGAAGTTCCTGCTCACATTTTCATCTGACCCTTTGAAGGCTGGAGCACGACTGCACGAAGCGGTGGCTACAAACGACATGCAAGCAGTTGCGCGTTGGACTGCATCGACGCTTGCCAACGCTACAGTGAATGTTGTGTCTCGACCTTCGATGTACATTGTCGCGGGAATGATTGCGGAGCTTCTTGGAGACGAAGAGGATGAGCTTCTCAACGAGGTGAAGACAGCTCGTGCGTACCAATCAGGAGAAGTCACGCGAGGCATGATCACCGAGGTGGTATCTTCGGCAGGAATGGGTGGTTACCTCAGCGCAGAGATCCTCGATCTCTTGATGCGAGCGGGTGCAGGTGAATCCACCTACGGCAGGACTGGCGCACCTACGGCTCTGTCCATCGACGCCCTGGTCGAAATCACCTCTGCGATCTCCACCATGATTTCTACGAGCAACGAGCAAACGCGCAACCGAGCGATCGACAAAGCCATCACCAAGCTGCTCCAGGTTGGAATCGGAGATCCGACTGAGCCAGTCCGCAAGCTCCTGGAAGGCGTGCGCGACCGCGACCTAGGCCAGGCAGAAGCCGCTAAACGCATACTCAAGCAGATCATAGGTGACGACCCTGAACTCCAGCAGCAGTACGGAGATCTGATGGAACGCATCGAGGCTGCCCTGGATGCTAAAGATCCTGACTAAGCCTACTTGACACCACCGGGTACCACACTAGGATCCTCCAAACCACTGGAGGTTCCTATGTATTTGGTCAACGACTATTTCAAATCTGTCCGCGCCAGGAAGGTGTCGAGAAAAAAGCTTGGCACCACGTCCGTCCGCATCCACCGACGCATCTGGCAAGGCTTGACCATCGTCGGAGATCACGACGGGAAGCAGGCCAGCTATATGTTGGATGCAGCGGTCGAGAAGTTTGTAGCGAACCAGATCGGTGTGACGATACCTGAACTGTACGAACTCGACGAAGAACAACTGAGAGAACGAATGGAATCGAATCATGTTGACTGACGAAAATGTTGGTTACCTACCGGAAAATGTGCCATGCCTTGTTCGTGATCTTCCTGAGAGCACCTATCACGGCAGCAAGTCGGTGCTCACCAGCACTAGAGCTAGGAAGCTGATTACGCACACACCCGCGCACCTTGATCATGACATGCACAATCCGCGAGATACCGCAGCGTTCGCATTCGGTCGTCTGGTTCACTGCATGGCACTTCGTCCTGACGACGTGAACAAGGAGTTTGCGCTTTGGAATCCACCTTGCGATGCGACCGGAAAGATCCTCGACCGCCGTACGAAAGCAGGGAAGGAAGCATACGCGAACTTTCAGGCGACACTCGGATCACGCACCGACGTGAAGCAGGATGTGTGGCTCGCTGCCGAGGCGGCCTCCAGGTCTGTAGTGAAGACATTGAACGGCATCGGATACGCGGATGACGCAATCATCGAGGCGTCGGTCTATGCGATCCTCGATGACGTTCTCTGCGCCGCTCGGCCTGACATTGTCTTGCAGCAGAAGACAACCGGAATGGTCACGCTGATCGACATCAAGACAACCGATGATCTCAACGAGTACGCATTCCGGCGATCGTTTCGGAAGTACGGTTACGCATACCAGCTCCAGCACTACAAGGAGTGTCTCGACCACCTCGGATACGAAGTCGATGAAGTGCTCATCGTCGCGGTCGAGAAGAATCCTCCGCACCTGGCGAGGACGTTTCGTGTGCCGATCTACGCGCTGGAGGATTGCGAACTGGATTTGATAGATGCACGCAGAAAGTGGAAGCGGTGCATCGAAGAAGATGATTGGCATGCATGGCCTGATATGCCATGCGAACTTGAACTCATTTGAAAGGAAAACAACCATGACGAATCCACAACCCACATCACTATGGGGTGCGCTCGCAAAGGCGCAGGCCCAGGTCGTGAACCCACAGAAGGACGCTGTCAACGAGTACGCGAAGTACAGCTACTCTACGATCGGCTCTGTCCTGGAAGCAGCCAAGGACGCGCTCGGAGCAAACGGACTCACCTTGATCCACGGCGGTGCTGAGATCGACTGCGTCAAGGACACTGGCCTGGTGATTGCGAAGCACATGTTCGTGCTCGCCCACGAGTGCGGCGAGTCGTTCCAGTTCCAGTTCCAGATCCCGTTCGAGGTGAAGGGAAAGACGCCAGCCGACAAGTCGATGCTCGCATGCACCACCGCTGTACGCCGCTATGCGTACATGTCGATCCTTGGAATGAGCACCGGAGACGAACCGGACATCGACCAGCGGCGTGACTCAATTACCAGGGAGCGGGTTGCGCCGACCCCGGCTCCGAAGAACCACGAGTACATCACCGGCACCCTTTACCCCTGGAAGATCCGGAAGGCGACGACCGAGCGGAAGGACGGTACACCGATGGTCACCAGAAACGGCGAGCCAGTGATGCGCGTCGATGGAGAAGTGGATGGAGTCGATCAGTCCGTCTGGTGCAGAGACGAGGAGATGTTTGACGCTATCCTTGCAGCCGTGAACAAGACGCCGATCAGCGCGAACTTCGATGTCAACTACGACAAACAGGGCAAGACCAACCTCACCCTGATGATGATCCACTGAGAATCTTCATCCCCAGGCTTCCCTCCCTCTTCGGGGGGAGGGTGAGCTTTCTCAAACTTCGTGAAAGGAAACAACCATGATTGAAGAATCCCCCATGTCCCTCCGCATTCGCGACCTCCGCGAGAAGATCATTGAGCATCAGCAGCGTCCGGCGAACTGGACACACGAGTCGCTGATCCGTTTCTTCGGACGGTTCGTCGATCTGCTTGACGTGATGATGTACAAGATCGAGAACCAGGGCGAGAGGCCCATGGCTGCGATCACCATGGATCGCGACGAGGCGAACCAGTTGCACGAGATGTTGACTGACATCGCCTCGACCCCCACCGGCCGTGCTCTCTCGGAGATGACCCGCCAGGACGCGAAGAACCTGATGTTCACCCTGCGCTCGCAGTTGGACGAGGGAGGTGACGCATGAACCTGTTCGACCAGGCGCGATCGACCGACCCTGAGAACTCACACATTGCCGCAAAGCGCGACCGATCCTCCCAGCGAGACAAGTTGCTCATCGCTTACTACAGCGAGTTCATGTCCCCGTCAGGCACTCCGATTTCGGATGCTCTCGCTGGGGAGAAGGCTGGGGTCGCGACAGCGCACAAGCGGTGCAGCGAGCTTCTCCGTGCCGGGTTGATCAAGAAGGATGGGAACATACCTGGACCGAACGGTACCCCGGTTCGAGCCTGCTCGATCACACCTGCCGGTATCTCCGAGATCCGCACCCAGGGTGACCTTGCATGAGGCGTCCGTGGTTGCGTATACGCAAGGAACTCGTAGAGCACGAGAAGGTCGCCGCCGTGGCCGCCTCCACAGGGGCACACCCAGCCCATGTGGTGGGCGGCCTGGTGGTGATCTGGTCGGTCGCTGACGACAACGACGGCAGGCTTCCGTTCTGGGGGCCGGAGAACGCCGACCAGGCCGCCGGAGTCCCTGGCATAGGGTCAGCCCTCCTGGAGGCGGGGTGGCTCTCAGACGGGCCTCACGGGCTTCTGGTGCCAGAGTTTGAGAACTGGATGGGCGGAACCGTCCACAAGCGGGATCAGGCGGCGGAGCGGAAGCGGAGGTCCAGGGCCAAGTGTGACGCGGGGCGTGACTCCGAGCGTGACACTGAGCGTGACCCCTCTCTCCTTCTCCCTTCTCCTTCTCCCTCTCCAAGCGGCCCCTCTCCTGAAGAGAAGAAAAGCGTTCGAGAAAAGTTGGAGCGGCTGAAGGCAGCAGACAGGGAGCTAGTCGGGTGGGTCACCCAGGGAGGGCTACTCCGGGCGGTGACCTCGACCTTCTCGGATCCGGTCGGCCAAGCCAAGCTTGTGGGAGACCGGAAGCGGAAGGACGCCGAGGCGGTGATCGTCCTGGCCGCGAAGCGCGGCGTCACCCTGGCGGAAATACAGAAGCTGATCCGGCGAATGGACCTGGAGAAGAACTCAATCAAGAAACCCTGGGCATGGCTCCACAAAGTCGTGACCGAGGATCACATCGGAATAGGAGTCTGACATGGATGTTCGGATCGTCGAGAACGAAGTGCGGGGAGCAGTGCTGTTCACAGGTCTTGAGCAGGCACTACTCGGATTCGGTACGCAGCAGGGCAGGGAAGCGATAGCGATATACAGCTTGAAGAAGATCCTGTTGATCTTGAGCCGGGATATGAGCCAGGCCGATGCGGAGGAGTTCTTTTTGTTCAACATCCAGGGGTTGTGGGCGGGAGATCGAACACCGATTGTGCTGAACGACACAATTTCAACTGAGGAGGTGATGAAGTGGCTCTGACCTACTGTCGATGGAAAGAAGGGAAACCCGAGCCGTCCGAAACCAAGGAGCAGATCATGCGTGATGTGCATGAAGCCCTGGATATTCGTGACCTGACCCTCTCGGAAGTGTGCAGCGGATCGCACGGTGTTCGTGAAGCCGAGGCTCGTGAAGCGATTGCGGTGATACTTTTCGAGCGCATAGGATCTCCGAAGAACAGCTCTCCCACCGGCGGAGAGATCATGAGTGCAAGCGAGATGTCACGACTTGTGGGCATATCGAGAACCACCTTGTTGACAGCGAGGAAACGATGGTCGAGGAAGCACGCGGAACGATGCCCTGGCCCCCCAGCGCGAACCAGATCTATCGAGCCACCAACGGCAGAGTGATCAAGTCAAAGAAGTACCGAGCCTGGATCGAGCACGCCACAGCACATCTCCTGGCTGATGGAGTCGAGAAGGTCCCTCCTCCCTACCAGGTGGAGATCACACTGATCCCCCCGGACAAGCGCAGGTTTGACATTGACAACCGCCTGAAAAGTGTCCTCGATATCCTTCAGAAATCCGATGTCTTGGAGGACGATTGTTTCATCGACGACCTCAGAGTCGTTCGAGGCCAACCTGACCGAGAGGGTTCACACGCGCACTACGTTGTGCGATCTCTTTCGGAGTGACCAGGTGAAGAACAAACACGAGACGGTAGCACTTGCACTTCAGGTAGCGCAGTTGCTGGTTGTCGCGATTGGGCTATCCGCACTTGCTGTGAACATCGGCAGGAAAGATGCCAGCCTCACACACGCAACTGAGGACATCCGTGCTTTGCAAACGATCAGCTCTGACTTGGTTCGAGCAACGATAGAGTCAACTTCTAGTATCAACTACCACCGAGAAAGAATTGAAAACTTGCGAGAACGAGTCACATCTTTGGAAAGTTGGAGCAGGGAAGTTGAGAACTGAGTGGTGGAGCACCTGACACAGATACTTGTTTCTCTCGCAACACCGTTTGTGATCGGTTTGTTTGGCTTTCTGTGGAGGGTCAATTCCAAGATTACCGCTCTGGAAAAACAAGTCGAATCGCACGCTTACCGTATCGGCAGGAACTCGAAA